CTATTTCCACTACGGTGTTGGAGGGCAATCTTTCCTCTGTCCGAAGCGAAATTTTGGCGATGATTGCCCTGTGTGCAACTTCGCAAACAAGCTTTGGAACGAAGGTACCGAAGACAGCAAGAGACAAGCAAAGGAGTTCTTTGCAAAGCAGCGGTTCTTCTCGCCCGTTCTGGTGCGTGGAGAAGAGGATGAAGGAATCCGCGTTTGGGGTTACGGTAAGATGGCTTACGAGAAGCTGCTCACGATCGTCCTCGACCCGGATTATGGGGACATCACAGACCCAGAAACTGGCCATGACTTGAAGCTGATGTATGGCAAGCTGCCAGGCGCCAGCTTCCCTCGTACAGACATTCGTCCTCGCCCAAGAAAAACCGTTCTTTGTGACGATGCAGTGGGAGGAGACGAACGCTGCGCAGAATTGCTGGAAACTATTCCAGACTTTGAGACGCTTTTCGACCGAAAGACAACTGAAGAAGTCCAGAACATTTTGGACCAGTTCTTATCTGGCGAATCCGGAAACAACGCCATCGTAAAGTTCGGTAAGAACGCTGAGGACACAAGCGTAGCGTCTGATCCAGTGGAGGCCGCGTTCAACGACCTCCTTAATGCGTAAAGGAGCTAGACATGAAAACAAGAAAGAGTAAGCTCTCGGTATGTATAAGCAGAGACACATTAGAGAAAATTGAAGAACTGGCAAGGATAGTGAGTATCAGGAACCTAGGCAGGAAGGAAAAGCCGGTAAGTATATCAAGGCTAGTTGAGGAGCTGGTAGTCAGCGGCCTAGACCATAGGGGTAAAGAACTGTGGAAGAGGTGAATAGTGGCTAAAGTGACCAAACTTAAAAAGGGTTCGCTTGACATTGCCTCTATTCGGAAGATCATCAACAAGAAAGCTGGGCGAGAAGTCGCCCACTCTCTTGAAGGTGAGAACCCGACAGAGGTAAGGGAGTGGATCCCAACCGGTTCCCGCTGGTTGGACTCTATTGTCTGTAAGGGTAGATTGGCTGGTATTCCAGTTGGCAAGATCTCTGAAATTGCTGGATTGGAATCTACCGGAAAATCATTCATGGCAGCTCAAGTCGCAGGGAACGCCCAAAAGATGGGAATTGACGTGGTATATTTCGATTCAGAATCTGCCATTGATCCTTCCTTTCTAGAAAGGGCCGGATGCGACCTGGAACGCCTCATGTATGTTCAAGCAGAATCTGTAGAGTTTGTTCTGGAAACAATCGAAGAGCTGTTGGGGACAGGTAATAGGTGGCTCTTTATTTGGGACTCTTTAGCGCTCACCCCGTCTATTTCGGACGTTGAGGGTGACTTCAACCCTCAATCGTCCATGGCTGTGAAACCAAGGATTTTGTCGAAAGGGATGGCGAAACTCACCCTCCCTATTGCTGATAATAATGCAAGTCTTCTCGTGCTTAATCAGCTAAAGACAAACATGGGTGCCAGAACTCCAGCGGAGGCCATGGTTACTCCTTATTTCACACCCGGCGGCAAGGCGATGGCATATGCTTATTCGCTCCGCATTTGGTTAACTGCCCGAAAGGCAAAAGCCTCTTTTATCACTGACGAAAACGGTTATCGTATTGGTTCAGAGGTAAAGGTAAAGTTGGAGAAATCTCGCTTTGGAACAGCAGGACGAACATGCAACTTTAAAATCCTCTGGGGCGACGAAGATATCGGCGTACAAGATGAGGAAAGTTGGTTCGATGCTATTCAGGTCTCTGAAAGACTTAAGCAATCTGGCGCTTGGTTTTCTCTGGTCAAAAACGATGGTTCTGAAGAGAAGTTCCAGCGTAAGAATTGGATAGAGAAACTTCAGAAAGAAGATTTCAGAGAAAGTGTCTTGACAATCATGGACAATGATGTTATCATGAAATTCAAGAACAGAGAAGGCAAAGCAGAAGATTTCTATGACTTGGGCGATCCTCCGCCTGATGAGTAGTTAACCTCAAGCCCGGCTCTAAGCCGGGCTTTTTTTTGGAGAACAAAATGAAGAGAATAATGATTGTTGATGCATATAACCAGTTTATTAGAGGTTATATCGTCGACCCAAGTAAAAACCCAAACGGACAGCCCATTGGTGGCATGCGAACGTTTATCAACATCCTAAATAAGATTACGAGAGAAGTCAAACCAGACATGCTTGTGGTGGTATGGGATGGTAAAGGCGGCTCTCAAAAGCGGAGAGCGATGAACAAAAACTATAAGGCTGGAAGAAAGCCATTAAGAGTTAATTGGTCGACCGATGAAATGACACCGCAAGACACAGATAACAACAAGCTGTGGCAGCAGCTGAGAGTGGTAGAGTATTTGAACCAGACGCCAATCATCCAATTTATGGAGCCAGAGGTAGAAGCTGACGATGTGATTTCTTATGTCAAATCATCTCCGATCTTTTCAGAGTGGCAAAAGGTGATCGTCTCCGCGGACAAAGATTTCATCCAGCTTTTAGATGATAAGACCGTTTTACACAGACCCATCCAAAAAGAATATCTCAACAAGAATATGATTGTGGAAAAGTTTGGTATTCACCCAAACAATTTTGCGCTTGCAAGAGCTGTTGTCGGTGATCCCAGCGATAACTTGCCCGGTGTTAAAGGAGTGGGAATGGAGACTGTAGCAAAGAGATTTCCTTTTCTGGCCGAAGAGACAACTCATTATCTATCTGACATTATTGAAGAGTGCGAAAAAGCCGATAATAAGCAGAAGGTATATGCTACTGTTATACAGGAGCAGGAGCTGATTGGCTTTAACTACCAAATCATGCAGCTTTCGTCACCGATGTTATCGATTCAGGCGAAGAAAAGGGTGGATGAGACTTTTGAGGAGTTTTCCCCTTCATACAATCAGACGGAGATAAGAAAATTGATGATATCAGATGGTGTTTTGACTGTCAACATGCAAGATCTGGAACAAAAATTTAACGACATTATCTCTTCCTTTTCCCGATAAAATCTGCTAGACTACTTACATGCACGAAAGGACCAGCATGGAGCATGCGACTAATTTTTCCAAGTTTGGAAAATCTTTCCAAGAAGATCTCTGTCATTTAATATTAAACGACAGGCCATTTGCCGATCAGATGTTTGAAGTTTTGGATCTCAACTTTTTGGAGCTGAAACATCTCCGAGTCTTTGTCGAGAGAATTAAAAGATACAGAAGCAAATATGGAGTTCATCCCACATCTAATATTGTTGCCTCTATTATAAGAACAGGACTTGACGGAGAGCAGGAATCAGTTAAAGTCCGTATCCGGGAATATTATGCCAGAGTTCTTTCAACCGGCGAAATCCCCAATTCTGCAGACTATATTAAAGATGTTGCACTGGACTTTTGTAAGAAGCAAAAGCTAAAAGAGGCCTTAATAAAATCAGTTGAGTTAATCAAATCTTCATCTTTTGATGAGGTTTCAAAGGTTATTGATGAAGCCCTCAAGCTGGGATCAGATAACGCAATGGGATATGATTATCTGGCCGATTTTGAACAACGATTTGTTAAAAAGTTCAGAGGTCCAGTGACTACTGGTTGGTCAGATATGGATGATCTTTTGAAGGGTGGCTTAGGCAAGGGTGAACTTGGAGTAGTTATAGCTCCCACAGGCGCCGGCAAATCTATGGTCCTTGTACACCTCGGCGCGCAAGCCTTAAAAGAGGGCAAAAATGTACTTCACTATACGCTTGAGCTAGGAGACACAATTGTCGCTAGTAGGTACGACTCAGCCATTACTGGGGTGGAACTTAAAAATCTGGTCACTTTCAAAGAGAAAATTTATGATGAGGTTAAAGAAATTGAAGGAAAACTTATCGTAAAAGAATACCCCACCAGATCAGCAACAATTCAGACAATCAAGAATCATATCGATAAGTTAAGAAGAAGGGCCTTTGAGCCAGATATAATAATCGTTGACTACGGAGATTTAATAAAACCTGAAGCCTCCAGAAAAGACGAAAAAAGGCATCAGTTGGAAACTATTTATGAGGAGTTAAGAGGTTTAGCTCAAATATGTGAGTGTCCTGTCTGGACAGCATCGCAAACAAATCGTTCAGGTCTAAATGCTGAAGTTATTACAATGGAATCAATCTCAGAGGCATTTAACAAATGTTTTGTCGCAGATTTTATTTTCACTGTTTCTAGGACAGTGGAAGACAAGAATACAAATACTGGCCGGATCTTCATAGCGAAGAATAGGAATGGTCCAGATGGGCTCGTATACCCTATTTTTATGGATACGAGTAATGTTAAGATAAAGGTATTGAATAAAAGTAGTGAAAGTGTAAACGATATAATCCAACGCTCTTCAAAGGAAAGACTAGAGACTTTGAAGGAGAAATACGCAGCATTCAAAAAAGAGGGAGGAAAGTAAAAGAATGGAATTATCAAATCAAATTTTGTCAGAAATTACAGTGCATATGAAATATGCTCGTTATCTTGAGGACAAGAAAAGAAGGGAAACTTGGGAAGAGTTAGTTGCTCGAAATATGCATATGCATCTTAGAAAGTTTCCTGAGTTAGAAATTCAAATTGTGAGAGCATATAAACAAGTTTTTGATAAAAAAGTGTTGCCCTCTATGCGGTCTATGCAGTTTGGCGGTAAGCCTATTGAAGTTGCACCGAATCGTATTTTCAACTGTGCCTTCATGCCCATTGATGATTGGAGAGCTTTTAGCGAGGCAATGTTTCTACTACTTGGAGGCACGGGGGTGGGCTACAGTGTCCAAAAACACCATGTAGAGAAGCTTCCAGAGATAAGAAAGCCAAACCCAAAGAGAACCCGTCGATTTTTGATTGGTGATTCAATAGAGGGTTGGGCTGACGCTGTTAAGACTCTAGTCAGATCTTATTTTCAAGGAGGCTCCAGAGTACGTTTTGATTTTTCTGATATTCGACCAAAGGGCGCTGCGTTAATCACCTCGGGCGGAAAAGCACCCGGCCCTCAACCTCTCAGAGAGTGTTTGGTCAAGCTAGAGGGGCTGCTAGCCCAAAAAGAAGACGGGGAGAAACTTCGGCCGATTGAGGTACACGATATGGTTTGTCATGTTGCCGATGCTGTCTTGGCTGGAGGCATCCGCAGGGCTGCACTTATCTCGTTGTTCTCGGCAGATGATCAGGAAATGATTTCAGCCAAGACTGGGAGCTGGTGGGAAGCCAACCCCCAGCGTGGCAGGGCAAACAACTCTGTTGTGTTATTAAGGCACAAGATTGATAAAGGTTATTTTATGAATTTGTGGGATAGGGTAAAGGCCTCCGGAGCCGGAGAACCTGGGTTTTATTTTTCAAATGATAAGGACTGGGGAACTAACCCTTGTTGCGAAATAGGTTTGCGCCCTTATCAGTTTTGTAACTTAACGGAGATCAATGTATCGAACGTGAAAGATCAAGAAGATCTCGAATCCCGGGCCCAGTCCGCCGCATTTATTGGTACTTTACAAGCTAGTTATACTGACTTCCATTACTTGAGGGATATTTGGCGAAAGACCACTGAAAAAGACGCCCTGATAGGGGTTAGTATGACTGGTATTGCCTCTGGTTGTCTAGACGGGTTGGATATAAAGTCCGCCGCAGCCATGGTAAAATGGGAGAACCAAAGAGTATCTGAATTGATTGGGATCAATAAGGCGGCAAGGACGACTTGTGTGAAGCCTGCCGGCACCACCTCTCTTACTTTGGGTACTTCTTCTGGTATTCATGCGTGGCATAATGATTACTATATTAGAAGAATTCGAGTTGGAAAAAATGAGGCAATATATAACTTTTTAGTAAAAAGCCATCCAGAGTTAGTTGAAGATGAATATTTTAGACCTCACGATACGGCTGTGATTTCGATACCCCAACGATCTCCCGATGGTTCCACTTTACGCGCAGAATCCGCACTTCAGTTGTTAAAAAGAGTAAAATTTATCACAGAGGAATGGGTCCACAGGGGTTTCAGAAGGGGGCAAAATACCCACAATGTTTCGGCAACTGTGTCGATTAAAGATGCTGAGTGGGTTGACGTTGGTGAGTGGATGTGGGAAAATAGAAGTAGTTATAACGGGCTCTCTGTGTTGCCTTATGACGGAGGTACATATACACAGGCTCCTTTCGAAGATTGTTCGAAAGAAACTTATGAAGCTATGATGCGAACACTTAAAGATATTGATTTAACTATGGTTAAAGAAGAAGAGGACAATACTGATCTTAAAGGTGAGGTTGCCTGCGGCGGAGGCGCATGCGAGATTAGTTTTGTATAAACTATTTGACTTTAGCGCTAAAATAGCGTATCATAGAACAAGAACAGAAAAGGAGATAAAATGAGTTCTAACAATGATGAAAAGCTTCTTTCCCAAGAGGAGCACTTAGCAAACTATATTAAGACTTTTGTTGCCATTGAAACGGCAATAGAGCCGTTTAAAGATCAAAGAAAAGATCTTCGCGAATCATACGCCGAAAACGGATGGTTAACAAAAGAAGAGATGAGGCTGGCAGTAAAAGCTTATAGGTTATATAAGTCAGAAACAGATATGGAAATGTTATCTGACTATGTAAATAGATGCCAAAGATCAGTGGGGAGGCTAGTATAGTGCGCCCACTAATTCAGCGTTTGAAGCCAGTGAATAGATATTTGGTTATTATCCCGCATATTAGTAAAAATGAAACAAATTCTGGGGTTTTGTTACCTGAGGATTTTAAGCATGACGAAGATCGGTATATTTCTGCAACGGTGGTCGACGTCGCGACAGACTGCGCAGCGGATTTTCAAAGAATCCGCCGCGGCCCCCACGAAGAGAAGACTATTGTTGTTGACAGAACTATGGTAGAGGAAGTTTCCTTAAAAGAGAAAACACATTATGTTATTCTAGAAAACTACGTGATTGGAATTTTAAGAGGGATAGATGAAGATTGATTTGTTTGATGACCGAATTGGCGCCGTCGAATATATTTCTCACATGGGTACGGATCTGTCTGTCGTTAACGCTGCCCGTGTATCCTTCGGAGTAGAAGAGGACAAGATTAGTGAGAAAGACATCAAGCTCATCAACTATCTTATGCTTCATAATCATACTAGTCCTTTTGAACACTGTGCTGTTACAATGCGTTTTACTGTACCTCTTTTTATAAGATCTCAGCACCATAGACATAGAACCTGGGCTTATAACGAGATAAGTAGAAGATATACTTCGGTTGATCTTAATTTTTATGAACCACAAGAATTCAGGACTCAGCACAAATCGAATAGGCAGGCTAGCAATGAAGAGATGATTAATCCAGAACTGGGATCTTCTTATAATGGCTTGGTACCTTCGTCTCCATATACAGCATTCAGCGCCGTGAGAGATCATCATACCCGTTCCGTTCGGTTATATCACCAGTTAATGGAAAAGGGTGTGTGCAGAGAGCAGGCTAGGGGTATATTACCACAAAATCTTTATACTCAGTATTACGGTACGGTTAGTTTACATAATCTTCTTAAATTTATTTCTTTAAGATCTCATGAAGGCGCCCAATGGGAAATACAACAGGTTGCAAAAGCATGCCTGGATATCGCGGAAAAATTCTATCCACATTCAGTAGAGGCATATAGAAAGGTACACATGCATTAAAATGAAATACATTATCACTTTATTCTTGGCTTTGTTATTGGGCTGCGAAGAGAAATCACAGCAAAATACTAAGCCACCACCAACCACCCCACAAGCTAGTCTAAGGCCATCACCGGAAGCCCCACCCCCCACAGGAGGCGCCAGCGATGTGCCAATAGATGTCCTGGAGGATCCTACTGGAGGTTCAGATCTGCCACCGGTTAGCCAAGTGGATTTTACCAGAGAATGTGAAGGGGACGAAGACCCAGCAGATGCAGAAATGTTTTGCCGCTGCAACCCACAATGCTGTGAACAGCAGCAGTGGTGGTGTCCACCCAGGCCTGATAACCAAATACACAGAACGACTGTGACAGTCACGATATGTGATGACACTATGCAGCCTTGCGACTTCGGTATTGACGAAGGCTGTCCGCCACCTCAAATTATCAGGCGAGGCGAGTGTGAACTAGCATTTGAGTGCCCTCCAAATACTGAGACTTCCGAAGCTCAGTGGTTTGATTGTGAACTAGGAGATGGAAGGTTTGGTAAACAGAAAGTTGTGTGCAACAAGGGGAGGCTAATTTATAGTCCATGCCAACCTTGCGAAGAAGAACAGTGTGACGGTGAAGATCAAGACTGCGACAATAGAATCGACGAAGGCCGTTTCAGGTGTGATAACGAGTGCGGTACCTTTGGGTGGGGCGATTGTGTTGATAGTCAAATTGTGAATTGTGACGCACCCGGGCCCACCGAAGAGGTTTGTGATTTTGAAGATAACGACTGTGATAGCCACATCGACGAAGGTCAAAGAAACGTATGCAACAAGTGCGGCCCGGTCCCTCTGGACGTGTGCGACGGGGTAGACAACGATTGTGATGGCTTATCAGACGAGGACCTTGTGAGAGAGTGCGCCACTGTTTGTGAGGTCGGCCTAGAATATTGTATGGGCGGTACCTGGGCATCTTGCACTGCAACTCCTCCCGTTGAAGAAGAGTGTGATGGTTTGGACACAGATTGCGATGGCGTTATTGATGAAGGGCTAGATTGTCTCTGTTCTCCGGACGATATTGGCGCGCTTTTTCCTTGCAAGGAGCCTCCTCTTATTTGTGGCCAAGGATACAAGACGTGTGAGTGTGTTAACAACGATTGCACTAACTTAACAATGACAGAATGCAGAGCGATGTGCATGTTCTTACCAGAAGTCCCACCGGAATGCGACCCTAGGTTAGGAATGGTAGTTAATCCGGAAGACTGTAATAACTATGATGAAGATTGTGATTCGCTTATAGATGAAGATCTTTTAAGAATGTGTTATTCTGGGCCAGAAGAAACGATAGGCGTCGGGGTCTGTACAGCTGGAAGCCAAACATGCGACCGCGGTGTGTGGGGTGGTGAGATTAATACCCGCTGGGCGCCCGACATTTGTGAAGGAGAAGTTTTACCTTCTGATGAGGTCTGTGACGGCGCCGATAACGACTGTGATGGCACTACTGATTACGGAGAAGAAGTTAGAGACACGGATATATTGTTTATAATCGACTATTCGGGGTCGATGGAAGATGAGATTAGCGCAGTTCTTATAGCTATGAATCGTTTCGCCCAAGAGTTCGCTGCGGAAGAGAAGATTAAGTGGGGCTTGGTAGGCGCACCAGTCCGCGCACCAGAGTGGTATCACAGA